AGATAGCAGTTATTGAGGGTTTGCTCTCAAGTGTTCCTTACGAACCTGAAGTAATTAGAGATATTGATAGTGGTCTTTTGTACCTCACCTACAACGAAGCTAATCAGCTTATTGAAAAGTTAAGAGAGGACTACGTTGAGAAAGACCCTAGAGAACAATTTAAAAAAATGTTTAGACATGGCAATTAGACGACACGTATTGACAAGAGATGGTGCTATCGTAGCGATAACACGAAGTCAGCTAGGAGATGCTAGAGAGAAGTTTGGTAAGGGTATTAGAAAGACTTTTATCGACTTGTATTCTCAGCTTACTGACGAGAAGATAAAACAGGCATATTTGTCTGAATTTGGAATTGAATTAGAAATTGTAGAACTAAAATAATTATGAAAAAGAGAAGTAAATTTGAGAAGTATTTACGCCTAAATGGTGTAACTAAAAGAAGATTCAGCGAGATAACAGGACTGAAAGGTCAGAGTATAAACAAGTACATTGACAATCCTACTCTGCTGAGGTTGAGCCACCTGAAACTGCTATCTGAAAGCGATGAGGGTAAGTATCACGAAATGGATGAAGTTAAATTAGTAAATGAGATAAACAAATGCTAAATAGTGTTGACAGGGAAGAAGCTCTTAAAAAGGCAATATGCGTAACGTATAACGTCAGTTACGAAGATTTGTTAGGTAAGAGCCGAAAGATGAGTATAATGAATGGCAGAAGAATGTTCTTCTACTTTATGCGTAAGCATTTCGGTGGAACGTATTGGGGTATGGGTAAAAAGTACAACGTACACCACGCTACAATCATGCACCACGTGAAAAGTATGGAGGGTTACTTGAGCTTCAATAAAAGAGAGATGATAAACTACATAAAAGTAAGAGATTATGTCTTTGAACAAAATAGTGAAGTAACACTATCTGAGGAACTTGACCTCCTAAAACAAGAAAGAAACTTGATTGATGACAGAATCAAGGATATACAAAACGAATTAGAATCATTAAAATTATTAGAAAATGGAAATTAAAGGAACTTTGGAAGCTAAATTCGACACAAAAGAATTTAAAAGTGGATTTAAGAAAAAGGAATTTGTAGTTAACACAGGTGGTGAATACCCACAGTCAATCAAGATGGAGGTCGTAAAGGACAACATTGATAAGCTAGAAGGAATACCTGTTGGAACTGAGGTAACCTGCAAGATTGATATTAGAGGTCGCCTGTATGAAGGTAACTACTACAACAATATTTTGGCTTGGGCAGTAAACACAGGAACGTTTACAAAGTCTGAGGACAAAGTTGTTGAGGTGGGTGCTGACGATAATGACTTACCCTTTTAAGGTAAGATTATTAATAGAAGCATTTGATTGCGAGGTAATTGAAACTGCTAAATGAAATTTGAAACCCCAAAAGATAGACGTAGGCAAGAGAGAGCGGTAAAGCTATTCTGCGATACCTTCAATCTTGTTTACGTTGACAAGGGGGAATATTCCAAAGTGGACTTTGACCTACAAAACCAAAACCTAATTCACATTGGTGCATTGGAGGTGAAGGGATGTCCTGACAGGAATATTGACGATGGTTTGACAGTACAAGTAGCCATGAGAAAACTTATAGACCTCCAACAATACCAAAAGGAAATAAAGCATCCTGTGGCTATTTGTTGGGCATTTGATGATGGTATCGTCTATGAACGACTAGATAACTTAGAGGGTAGATTTTATTTGGGAGGTAGAAATCCTAGAGCAGGTTCGTACTTTGATGTGGAGATGATGACTAGTATTGAAATAAAAAAATTAAAAAAAGTTTTGTTTTAATAAAAAAAGTTATTTATCTTTGCCTAAGTATTAACAATTAAAACTAAAACAAAATGAAAAATTTAAAACTTTCGGATAAAGAACTTAATATGTTACTTTGTTCATTACACAGAAATTACAGCTTTGAAGAATTGGAAAATAAAGAATCATTACTTTATAAGTTGCTCGACAAATTACAAAAATCACTAAAAAAAACTAAAACAAATGACTAAAGAAACTAAAAATTATGACATCAAGTTATTTACTTGCGTAGAGTTTGGAGATGTCTGCCATTGGGATTATCCTGAGTATTGTGATGCTTTCATTGAGGAAGCTGAGTACGATGGCAGGGAGTTATCTGAAGAAGAACTAGATGAGGTGAACGAAGATAGTGCTTTGGTTCACGAATTATTAATGAATTATTTATACTAAGACAATGGCAAAAAGAATGACAGACACAGACAAGTGGAAGAAACGCTTTCTAAGAGAGTTAAAGCCACAACACAAGCTACTATGGTTCTACATATTAGACGACTGCAATCACGCAGGAATATGGGATGTAGATATAGAGGTGGCATCCATCAGAGTGGGAGAAGAACTAATCTACGATATGCTACCACAGGCATTTCTTGATAAGATAGTTATCTTTGACAATGGCGATAAGTGGTTTATTCCTGACTTTATTGAGTTTCAATATGGCGAACTGAACCCCAACTCTAACGTTCACAAATCAGTTATCGCATTACTTGAGAAGTATAATCTTCAAGGGTATGTAAAGGGTTCACAAGGGGTAGAAACTACCCTACAAGATAAAGATAAGGATAAAGATATAGTTAAGGTTAAAGCTAAGGTTAAGAGGTTTGTAAAGCCAACAGTCGTTGATATTGCTGAATACTGTATTGAAAGAAACAACTCTGTTGATGCAGAAAAGTTTTACGACTACTATTCTTCTAATGGATGGAAGGTCGGAAAAAACCCCATGAAAGATTGGAAGGCATCCGTAAGGACTTGGGAAAAGAATACCACCCAAGAGAATGAAAAGGTATCACAACCTAAAAAAGTATTAACTGCTTGGGAACAAGCTAGAACTCAGATAAACAATGGCTAAGTACACAAAAGAATTTTGGATTGAATATAACAAAAAACGAAAAGGCGCAAGTGAAGAAACCAAGCAATTTATTAAAGAGATGTTTGATAATAAGACCCTGCAACGTAGAAGTTTAAATTGGAATAACTTTTATATGGTTACAGGAATGGTTCTCAATGATAAAGATGATTTAAGAAGATTACAAAACTACGATAATTACACATACTAATGGATAAGCAAAGACAAATTTGGTATAGGTTTACCAACGATAGAGAGCAGTTAAATGTTGACTGCGTAGATATTCTCAGCAAGTGTTACCTGATGTTGGGTCAGAAACCTGACACAGAGCAGATAGTGATGATGTCGAAACTGCTTGTGGATGACCTCTCAAGATACTATGGCTCAATGGAGATGGAGGAGGTTATGTTTGCCTTTGAGCAGGGCATCAGGCATTCCGATAGTGGTGGCTTTGTCAATGTCCGGAATTGGAATATATGGCTCAAGGAGTACAAAGCTAAGTCTGCTCTCAAGCGACAACAAAGGTTAATGACTGATTATGAGAAGGATAGAGAGAACCAAAAACTGATAGGCGAAACTATTAACAAAGCTAAACGATTGAAGTAATGGAAACGATATTATTTACACTCTTGCTTATTTCTATTTTATATCTTATATTTGCAATGAGAGATATGAGGGATGACATTGCTGACCTAGAGTATCGGTTGGAACTGCTAACCGAAATCTGCAACAGCAATAAAGATAGAATCAAAGTTTTAGAGTATGCCGAAGCAAGACAGACTAACAGAAGAAAGGGTGCAAATAAATATCGTAGATTACTTGAAACTGCAATATCCAAGTGCGTTATATACTGCTACGATGGGTGGACAGTTTCAAAGGCATTACTCTCAAAGACTAAAAGCAAAGCGTACAGGATATTTGAAGGGAGTATCAGACCTGCTTATCTTCGAGCCAAACGAAACGTACTACGGACTGTTTATAGAGCTTAAAAAAGATAAGAAGTCATATCCCACCAAAGAGCAAAAGATATTCATTGAGAACGCTTTAAAAAGGGGTTATTACGCAATATGCTGTAAGGGGTTTGACCATTGCAGAGAGATAATTGATAAATACTTTAACAACGAACTATAATGGATAAGAGTAAATACTATTACGACTACAAGAGGAATGTAAATGATTCAGCATTGGAAACTGCTAAGAAAAGAAACATACCGAGCTACTACATTGGTTCTGTGTACGGTTACGAAGCTAGGAAGGTGGTCGAGGATTGGAGTTTGTCTTATAACATTGGAACTGCTGTTACCTACCTACTGCGTTGTGGTAAGAAAGCCGAACAAGGTATGTCGAGTAAGGAAAAGCATATTGACGATATTAAAAAAGCTATTAACCATCTCAAGTTCGAGATAGAAACATTGGAGAACAAATGATGAATGAAAGAATAACAGACAGGCACATTCAGGTACAAGCGTTACAACATTTGCTTATTCACTACGAAAAGAAGCGTAATAAGTATTCTGATGATGGCAGAGATGATATATTGAATACTCTTGATACATACATTGCAAAGATAAGAAGAACAATAATAAGGGTGTTGCAGGATAAAAAAGATGATACTGATAATGTAATTAAATTCTACTAAATGAGCATAAATATATACGACAGGAAAGATATGAGGGGTGGTGGCTATGCCAAACGCAAGTTCACCCTTGAGGAAGCTGAATCAATACGCAAGGAATACGATGCAGGTGGCATAAGCCAAACGAAGTTAGCCAAAAAGCATGGGGTATCTCAGCCAATAATAAATATGATTCTACGAGGGAAAACGTATAAAAATTAATTTTTTTTTAAAAAAAGTTTGGTATATTAAAAAATAGTTTTATCTTTGTAGAGAATTTAAAAAACTAAAACAATGACAACGGAAAACAACAAACTAATAGCAGAATTTATGGGTAAAGAAATTTACCAAAAACATCACGAATCAAACTATCATTGCTCTTGGGATTGGCTTATGCCTGTAATTCATAAGTGTTATCAAGAACCTTTTAGTAAGCATATTTCTTATGCAGTTATGACTTGCAACATAGATGAAGCATACAAAGTGGTAGTAGAATTTATTAAAGAATATAACAGGGGATAGCATGGGGGATAAGGGGGATAGGGGAGTAGGGGGGTACTTCGGCACTCCATTGATAAACAAATTGAATACTAACGAATTTAACTATAACAAAATGATTACAAAGAAAGAAGCAAAGCACTTATTAGAAAAGATGAAAGAGGACAACAGAATGTTCTCACTTGAGTTCATTAAGAAGGATGGAACTAGAAGAACTATGTTGGCTAGGTTCAACGTAACAAAGTATCTACTAGGCGAAGGCAGAAGGTATGACCCTGCCAACTACAACCTAATGACTGTGTTCGATATGAACAAGGGTGCATACAGAACAATACCATTGGATAGACTCCTGTGGGTTAGAACAAAAGGAAAGAGATACTATGTAAGTCCATGATTGAATTGTTTTTGATTAATTTTTGTTTGTAAATAGGGTGGTGGAATTTTTCTGCCACCTTATTTTTTTTGCGACCACGAAACTGCCACCGTTGAAACTGCCACCGAAACTGCCCTGAAACTGCCATTGACCTGCCCTATCAGGTCTTATGCCGACCCCTCCCCTACCCTTTCGAGGTCATTATTTAGAATGATTCTAAATTACATATTTGTTTAAAAAAATATTCTTTTTCACTTGCATATAAAAAAAGTTTATTGCATGAAGTTGAAAAAAAATAAATTATTTGCTTTTTGTATTAAAATAATTGTATATTTGTACCAACAAAACAAATTATTAATTAAATAATAAAACAATGACAACAGTTGAAAATTTAAACTTTAATACCATTTACAGACGTTTGCAAGAAGCAAAACTAATGTGTTATGATTCTAGCCATTTGAACGAATTAGCCGACTTAATACAATATAACATGGGTATAATTCAACATTATGATGGTTTTACGTTAGTAGAAAAAGAACAAATTAACAACTTTAGTGTGTACGCATATAAAAC